TCAATACGTAATCTTTCCCATGAGCCAGACTTATAAGTAACAAAGTTAAATTTTGTAAGCGGATCTTGAACACCTATGGATTTGAAATTTTTAACGTGTTCCGGATATTCTACATCGCTAATATATTTGTTCCAGAAACGTATTTGAGATACAGAACCTTGAAATATTGTTTCTTTTGTGGGCGCAGGTAGAGAGTTATTGTTTAAGAAATTGTTTATAGTTGTATCGATAGAACTTGAACCAATCATAAACAAGGAACCACTAGCATTTCCTGTTGCTGATAGAGTATTCCATATATTAGTGACCCCACCCTCATAATCATTAAACCATGATTGAGTGACATAATTCTCAAAGATATCTCCATATATGTTTTTAGCGGCTCTTAAGAAATATGAACTTGATATTACCGAGTCCAGCCCATCATCATTTCTTCTTTTGCCGAAGCTAATATACCATTTATCACCATCAAATATATTAACTCCGGACAAAGTTAATGCAGTATAAGGAGCAGTCGTGTTTGCATTTGAACGAACATATAAAGTAAGAGAACTTGTAGTTACAGTAGTATAAGTTCTACTTCCAGAATAAGCAACTAAGTTAGTATATACCAGATCATCATTAGCCAACAGGCTGCCTGTTCCAACAAATCTAACTAAGCTTTGATAAGTGTTGTAATTATTATTAATTGGATATCGATATGTTGCTTCATATGTCCAAGAACCAGATGTTAACAAACCATCAGAGGGAGTTCCAGCCATTTCTGGATATCCAGGTTCTATTCTGCTAGCAGACAAGAATGGACTTCTTACTTCGCCGCCCAAATCAAAAGTCAACATAGTCGATATTTCATTTCTCGTATCTCTAACAAAATCTAAATTCTGTTTTGTTGGACCACCGTATTCTCTAATACGGAAGTTGTTGTCTGGGTCAATTCCAGTTGCACGAATAAACGTTTTTATGCCGTGTATTGTTCCTTTAGAAGTAACAATTTCACGAAGATTAACTAATATCCTTCTCCAGATTTGATTCTGAACCTGTTGAAGTGATAATTGATTTAAACTTGGATTGTCTTGAATATTAAGTGCATTTATAAATTGAGCTACAGATGCCCCTGTAAACATTGGAGGCAATTCAATTCCTTGATTTCTTGCTAATTGTTGCAAGAACTGATCTGGCACGGTATCGATGTTATCATAGTCAACAAATTGATTGTCAACAAATTGCTGAGTATAAAGCTTTATTTCATCGAAAAACTTGGCCCAAGTATATAAGAACAGCAATAATACTTGACTGTCTCCTAGTTTTGTCGAACGTGGGTCATCTCCAGAATTAAGAGTATTAACAATAGCTCCTTCTTCTGTTTCTAAAGCATCTTCTACCTGTCCTTCTAAGAAATAATGTCTTGGAACCAGCTTTGTAACAATATTTGGATTTTCATTATCATAGATGCTAGCACTAGTATAAAAATTGGTTCTATACGTATAAACATCTGGATGATTTGCAAACAATATCGGGCACAAATTTAAATTTTCATAAGTTACAGGATCTGACCCAGCTATAGAAGAAGTAGGAAAATTTCTTACTTTTAACGTTAGTGCATTCGCACTTAAATTTCCATGCAAACCATTTGAAGAAGCATCAATAACAATTCCAGAATTGCTTCCGGAGGGCTCATTAAACTTATAGTAAAGCTTTAAGTTTGAATCTGCAAATAATGATTTTTGATAGTTATCATAGATTTGATCAGCAGAACGTATGCTATGCCATATTCTTAGTTCATCCAAAGCGCCAGATAGAGTGTTGGTCGGAGTAAATCCAACTAAGGGAATAGAACTGCCAGAACCTATGTAAAGATTATATGGAACATTTAAAACGTCAAACTCAACACCGGCACTAGATGAGTTATATAACTCCCCATTAACATAAGAAGTAATCCCATAATAACCTGGTGTTCTATTCCATACCCAAGCTATATGAGTCCATTCGCCCTTTGTTAAAGGAACAGAAAGTTGTTCATATGCAGAACCGGAATATATATATAGCGTATTTGTGGCGGTGGTTATAGAAACGTTTGCATTAATAGCAGAAGTAAATCCAAGTGAACCACTATGCTTATCGATAACAACTTGATCAGTATTTGATATAGTTGGAAGATAAATCCAATACTCAAAAGTCATAGGATTTAACATTGGATTAATAATATTTTGTCCATCGAGCCTTGTTGATATATCGGTATATGCCGCACCTGCTTGATCAACTACCGTAACATATGTTCCATACCCAGGCACAGAGCTAACGTTAGTGCCAGAAAAAAATAAATATCCTTTATTTTTTGGATAATTGTCATACAAATATTTTTCGAAACCGGTTAATTTATCCAAAAAAAGTTCATTTGCTCTTTGATCTCCATCAAATGGAAATCCATTTTGAATCTTATCGAAAGCAACGTTAACTTTTACTTGAGCAGAGTTAAAAAATGTATGATTTGCAAAATCTGACCAGTCTACATTTAATTGCTGAGTGCTCCGAAGACCGGTCCCCGGGGGATTATACTTAAATGATGAAGTGCTGTCAATTGCAGTATCTGTTATAACGTTGGCTTCATATAAATTGAAACTTACAGATGCATCAGCAGGATCTTCAAATGCTCGCACCACGACCGGCTTAAATAGAGCCGGTTTATTAGCCTGTAAATTTCTTGTATTATTTATGGCCATTATGGCATCACCTTAAATCTAAATCCAGCATTACTAATCAAGTAATCCTTGCCACCATAAGTAATCATTAACTCTATTTCGTAAACTTCGCCCTGAGCAAAGTCCTCCATCCAAAGATCAAAATACATGCCCTCAGCATCATAAGAGCAAAGTGTAGCTACATCATCAAATGGAACAACAACCTTACGAGAATAAGCATTAATCATTCTCCATTTAAGGTTATCTAATATAACGCTCTTTGGTTGTAATGGCAATCTACTCGCAGTCTGTTCCGTATTGTAATCCAATGCAAAGATACGTAATCTTGCCTGCTCCGTGCCCTTATACTCTTGTTTAAGGTTGGTTATGTTGACTACCCAGTTCTTCTCCTCTACGTTGCTTATAGAGCCTTGTGGGAGCTTGTAGAGGGTCTTACCAGCGGCATATGTAAGAGTGCCATCTAAGCTGGTCCATGCATACGTAAACTCTTGAGGAGTAGAACCGGTAAGGAAGTCTTTAAGCACAGTATTCTCTACTGTATTAAAGTTAACATCAGCATAGTAAATACCGGTTTGTGGAAGGCTACCAATTAGATACTGGCTACCAAGGAAGCTCTGGGTTATAGAATAAAGACTGCGGGTTAAATGATTAATGCTGGCGCTATGAGATATGGAGAAGCTGGAGGTATAATATGTGAGATATTTGGCTCCATATAGATTTATTAATAAGCTATTAGCTCCAGTTATCTCTGTGCTGCCAGAGAAGTAGTTTTGATATCCGCCATTAATACGATTAAATGTAAACAAGCTCTGGGAAACGTTGAATAGGGTGTCGCCCATATCGTCTCTAAGTTGATCATTGTATTTGATTACAAGTTGTGGATGGAGGTCGGCATTATTAGCATGACGAGTTCCAAATCTTTTAACAAAGCGAGTTATGTTATCTTGTTCTTGGGCATCAATAAAAGACAATCTCCAACCATAATTTGGCAAATCACCTGCTATAGCTGCACTAACAAGAGTGGTTACGTCCATATAAAGATTTTCATCACCACGGGCAAACTGCTGGGTGACCGTTAAATCTTGTAATCCAGCACCTAAATTACCAGAAACGATGATATCAATATTTGGATCGCCAAGAGAACCGCTCTCTGCTGCTCCAGACAAAAACCATACGTTTGGAGCTCCTGTTACTACGGAAGCGGTAAGGAAATTTGCTGTATCCAAATCACGAAATCCAACAACGTCAAAGCCCCTACCTTCATCCCAACTTTGAGAAAGCGGTATAAGCCTTATAGAAAAGTTTGAAGGGGTAGTTTGACCGCCATACACGTCCTTAAGGGATAGATAAGCCTTAAAGCTTGAGTCGTTGATATTAAGGAATGAAGCAGTTATTTGTTGAAGAGGTTCATAATCAAATTGCATCAATCCACGAGTAAGTTCAATAACTCCTGTAAGTTTAGTTGAGGCACTTATAATAGTAGTTTCATCATATAACTTGAATAGGTCGAGGGTGGCGGCTTGTCCCACATTAGATGTAGTGCAACGTTCACCAGCAATATATTTGTTGGTTATATAAGTGTCTTTGCTTGCTGTTAATATTCTATACATGATATCAAACCGCTGTTCCTATTAGATCGTAATCTGTATACTTTAGCTCAAACATTGAGCCACGTGGTCCAAATATCATTCCACGACTAGTATTTGCTTTGATATTATATTGTTCATCTGCATAAGCTCGCCCGTCTACTACTCCATAAACGTTTCCTACGTCTAAGCTTATTACTGAAGCAACACCATCAATGTTGAATATAATATTTTGCAAATCGCTCAAAACTATAGGTTGATTAATTTCGAAATTTTTAATGTTCATATAATTCTTAAGCTTAAGAAGAACATTACGCAAAATTAATTCTTTATTTTGTGTTGGATCAATTGCAATAGAAAACTTAACTGTGATATTAATAACTTTAGCGTCCAAGATATCGATAGCATCAGATATTAAACGATATTGATTTAGATAAGTTGCCAGATTCTTCTTTAGGGTATCTGGAGCAATAATCAATTCATTGCTTTGATTTCTGCATATAACGAATAGCTGACTAGCTAAAGGATTATTTGGATTTGGCTCTATGGCGGCACGATACACACGACCAAAGTTTGAAGGAAGAGTATATACACGAGCTAACAAATCTTCTTTTGAAACAATTCTATTTTGCATACCGAGGAAAGCTGGTATTTTAGTTTTTAAATCATTAACTGTTGGAGGATCTTCTCCTCCGGAAGCAGAATCTAGATTAATAACATCGATAGAATTTCTAACGAAAGCGGCAACTTGAGGCACGGGATTATTTGGAAAAAATATATTCAATGAAGTAACGGTATCGATTGTTTCTGCTTCAATATTATGTTTAAGTCCACCGCCATATCGATATGTTATATTAAGAGATACATTTTCAGCGATTACACCAAACGTTGTAGTCTGTAAAAGATTGCCGGGGTTAATAGTAAATCTAGAAAATGTTTGTTTACCATATAAAGGCAATGCAAACTCACTAGGATCTGGAATTACGTCATCATTAATGGTAGCAGCAGATCCGCCACCAAACACAAGAGTAGTGGTTCTAGATTGCAATCCTGTATTTTTTACAAATCGATAAGGTGCCGGCATTGGAACAATATTTTCCGGCACTAGTTTTTGATCATAACTTGCATTTGTTACACGTTTATATACCGTATCTTGTGTTAAAGAATCTACTTCATAATATTCATTACCAAGAGAATCTACAACTCTTAAAACATCTGAAACGTTTGGATTTGATAGTGGAATATTACGAAAAGGAATAAAGTTTGTTACAGTAAACGTTTCCGTTGTTCTTTTGCCAGATATGCACAATCCATTCAAGCTCATTATATAGTTTTGTGGAATATTGTTGGCATTAGTGTTTCCTATTACAACAGAAGCTTTGAAAGACCCATCTATATTCTTTTCAGAGAAATCTAAATTTTCTGTCAGTTCAAATTCAATACCGTTTTTAGCTCTAACAATTGTTCCTTCTTTTATAATTGGCAAAGACAATAAATCCGGATTTCCTGTATTGGTTCCATCTGTTGGAACTTTAATATAGAACGTGACTGTTACTACTGCCGGAGAAGAACCAACGATTGGAACACCTGCTTTTCTTAAATGACGCTCTACGTTATTTGGCTCAACAGAAGTTTCTGGAAATGACTCATGAAACTGATGATCCAGATAATAGCTTTGCACGTCACCAACATATGCAGCGAAATCCAATAACAAACCTCCCAAACTGGCTTCAGAAAAATCTCTGATATTATCTGGAAAATATGAACGGGCGTAGTCTAATAGATCATTACGCAATGCATCAAAATCTTTATTAAGATATCTACGTTGCCTAATTTGCTTTAATAATTGTTTTTTTGAATCGTCTGCCATATGATCACGTTATAAATAATGTTACTTCTATCAATTGTTCTGGAAAACTTGCAACTTGAAATGCAACTAAAATATTAATAATTCCTGTATATACATTCTCTCTTCTATCCACTTTAGATTCATATCCAAGAAGATTGACAAAAGGCATATATTTGGCTGCGGCACCTTTTATTCGCTTCATAGCTTCTTGATCAAAGTTATCTTTATTACTAAAGTCTGTAAGAAGTGGTCTTAAATTGGCTCCAAAATCATACATTGCCAGTCTTTCTCCATGATTGGTCAGTATAAGATTTCTCAAGTTATCAGCCATTTGATCTGTAATCGCATAGTGCATCTTGAATATGTTTATAGACTGATCTTCGTCAAGTTCAAGTGGAGTTTTTATGCCAATTGGTTTAGGTGCGATAGTGCTCGTTATCGTATTTTCAACGGTATTTTGTATACCAACATCTTTAAATGATAATCTAGCCATACCTTACTAAATAGATGATAATCAAAATTTCAAGAAGAACCTGGCAACCATGCAGCCATTCCGGGTGCAGTTACTACTACGGTTCCTACACCGGCTCCAACAAAAGTTCCTGGTGTTGACAATACAATCTTAAGAGTATTCAATTCTTGCGTTACATGAGTATATACCGCACTTGATATTGCAGAAGCTAATCGATTAATTTGTGCTTCCGAATCCCCTACATCTCCAGATTTAAGTTCTGCCCGTAATGCATTTTTAATTGTTTCTTCCATTACCTGTCTAGACATATCTCATTCTCCAAAAATCTTTGTTGATTTAACGTTAAAATTATAGAAATTTTTTACTGTATCATCGGATTGTGTTATTGATTGATCTAATTGTTCATATTGAACTTGTGCTCTTAATGCATTATTTGCTAATGAAAATAATGAAGGAATATTACCATATGGTATAGCTATAGCATTCTGAAATGCGGTTTCTAGAGTTTGTTCTAGTTGACCAATATGATCTCTCAATAAATTGATTTGATTTTGCAATTCTTCAACTGTTGCTTTATAAACGGTATATCGGATATATGGTTGATTTAAATCGGTAGCTCTACCGAGATATATCTCATTACCTTCAATTTGAACTTTGCCTTCTCTATTAAGCAAGATATAAGCCAAATTACCATTTGGAGTAGTTGGTATAGCATTTGGGCTGGTAGATATTGCATTTGTATTTTCTTGTCCTTCACGAACAATTAATATTGTGCCATTAATATTTGCTGAATCCCCTTCTAATGGCTCTCTTCTAGCTATTATTCTTATATGATCGGCTTTGTTAACAACATAGCTTCTTCCATGAGTTCCATTGACTGCTTCCGGTTGTTCGTTAGGTAAACATTCTGGTGGATATATTAATCCAGAACCATCCCCAGGAATTAGCCTATAGTTTTCATCTACACGACTCTGCTGAACAACATATATCCGAGCCGCATCAAACATTGGATCCGGATTTCCTTCATTTGGATTTGCTAGGGTTTCTCTTTGATTTCTAAAAGGATTCTTATCTGTCTCTAAGAAACCTCTAGAGTTTTCTATGATCAAAGGCGCTGTAGAATTTGAACCCGGCGGGTTTGTATCTGCCTCGCCCCCTCTTGGATTTCTTCCAGCGGCAGGTAGATAACGACCTCTTCCAGTTACAATGTCAATTGCTCCTGCTTGTCTAGGATTTCCACCCTCTTTTACGATATCGATTGGATTATCTCCAGCGGCTCCGGTAATAGGACCATTACGGTCTTCTCCTAACATTATAAGAGCATTATTTGCACCCTGCAATACCAATTCTTGTGGGCGCTTTTTCCATCTCGGAACCGGTTCTGGAGTAACAAATGCTGCCGCAGGAGCTTGATTAAATATTAAATCATATGGATTGTCAGTTGGATTTGTTTCTGGAACTGGTAACGTTAAAGAATCAACAGTATTCCCGCCATTAGGAAAATTTTCCGGTCCTGGCGATACGTCTCTTTCCGCTTCCTCACGGGTTGTATATGTGCTCGAATCATTTGATCGATCATATCTTCTATCTAAATGCACATAATTCGGATCTTCTATTGTTCCAAATCCAGGTACACGTGCTAGCCAGTAGCCTACCACATTTCCAGTACCAGTAAAATCTTCATATATCACATATACCTGTTCCCCAGGAGAAATTGGCATCATTATATGAGACGAATAGAAAGGAAATAGAATGGTATTTGAACTTGGACCCATTCCTTGATTATTTGAAACTATCTTGGCAATAATCGTATTAACTGACATTAAATTTACTAAATCAGGATTATTGACAGTTTCAATTAAACTATTCTTATAGTCTTCAGTTAATATATTTGGATCAACGATTATATCAACAACCACAGCTCTTTGCAAAGTAGGCGGAGGGGCCGCCGTAACAGCATTAGCTAATATTGTTGAAGTAGTTGAGCCGCCGCCAACTAAAGATCGATATATACCGGAAAAATTTGTGGGCATACGTATAGATATAAACTATACCAATTTTTAACGTATGACCAATATCAATTAACGTCCGTATCTACCAATCCCCAAAATCTGATTAACAGGAGCAAAAGAACCAGTTAGCTTATAAGTTGAGCCGTTATAGCTAAACACCACTCCTTCAATGGAACTGCTGACATTACCAATAGCTCCCAAACGACTCAACTCCTTTTGCAAAAGGATCTTGGAACGTTCATTCCCACTCCTGTCGATATTGGCAATCTCCTGCTCAACTTCCCGACGCAAACGTTCAATCTCATTAGCTGGATTATAAATCAAGCCACTCTGAACGTTAGAGAGAATCCGAATACCAAAGGTGAAAAATACCTCACGAATTGGCTCGACAAAATCCGCATATAGCTTGGGACCATCTTTAATCAATCCATGAATTTGAGCGTGGTAAATCTTCGGAAGTAGATTGGCTACATATGGCTTCTTAGCCGTTAGCAACGTATCAAAGTCTGAGATTAGCTCTGCAATATACAGCTTATCATCATCGTCAATATCCAGATTAGAAAGGTGCTTCTCTACCAAATACTCTTCAAACATATCGCCAAGAGTATTGTCATTAACGTAATCTCCTTGAACCCTATTAATCAATTCAATTGCATCCAACAATGCTTCATTGTCATGGCAACGTGGCATTGCAACATTAACAGGAGAAAGGATTTGCCACCCTGTATGCGAAATATACTTTTGCATACGGCTAACGCAAGAAACTAGATGATCAAAATGATTGCCACTACGATGCAGCACAACAGCATTGGTATCATAATGAATGACGTTTGGATTTAGACGCCCAACAATCTCAGCAGAATACCATGTATAGCCGTTATCAAATATATTTTGAAGCTCCCATTGAGCCAGAACAGACAATCCCTGAGACAATACCTTATAAGCCTCTCCAAAGGCTTCTGCTACGCTTGGCTTATCTGCCCACTTAGCATGAATATCCGCAAGAGAAATACCGCCAGAAGCAATATGACTCTTATTGCGGGCAAATCTCAAACCAAAGGGACCATAAGTAAAGTACGTATTCTGTCCATCAAGCTTTTCGGTAACGCCATGAAGCTTACCCAGGTGAGCTCGATATAGAA